GGGGTTCCTCTAGGAATATGTTTTCCGGTATTCCAAGGGAGCCTTCCCTTCATTTTTAATTTAGTTTCATTCGAATGACTTTTCCCTGCCATACTAAAAATTTTTTGATTCTTTTCTTTACTTATATAATATTTGTTAAGGCATAAAGGGTCATCTATATTATTTTTTATATATTCTTGTTCAACCCAATATACTTTTTCGACATCTGTATTTTTGTAAACAATTTTGACCTCAAAATTATCTTCCTGTTCTCTCAGGTTTTTTATTTTAACAGAAGATGTAAAGTACGCTTTCCATAAATCATCTTCTGGAAACCTTTTTTCATTAATATTGGCGGAACGAAAGCCGTAGTAAAATTTGCCAGTCGGCAAATGTTTGATATAGTAAACATAAGCAGGGATATTATGTAAATACATTTGCTGTAACTCCTTACAGTTATAGAGCCGGTGGATATTTGCAGTATCGCGACCGGCACTGGTATTTACCATTAAACTAAAGTTTGCATGAATCACAATCCGATTCATCTTCTTGTATTATAATAGATTTTGAAGTTGAAAGTCGATCATTTTGGCTATTTAACACATTTTTGCTGCCAATTTTATCTATTAACGAATAATAGATAGTTTTGACCCCCCATTTGTATGCCAACATAAGGTTTTTAGCAACTAATGTAGCAGGAATTTTTCCATCTTTAAAATGTTTCGGCGAATAAAACGTATTAGTACTAATACTTTGATCAATGTATACAGCTAATACTGCTGCTGTTTTAAGATATTCTACACAGTCTTTTTGATCCCACATTAATTGATAACGATTTTTGTAACGTTTATATTCAGGAACGACCTGTACAAATGATCCGGCCTTGCTTTCTTTGACACTAATTAATTCCATCGGCATCTCGATGCCATTAGTGCTATTAAGCACAACGCTACTCGATTCAACCGGAGCAATAGCCATTAAAGTAGCATTACGTATTCCATATGTTTTCATATCATTACGTAATCCTTCCCAATCGAGATTAGCACTTGGTTCGAAATTAGTTAATTCATCAACATTCTTATTACGGCGTTCCCAAGGAAATATTCCTTGTCCATAATAGGTATAATGACTTCGTTCACAAGCACCACGATCACGAGCAAGTTCTACACTCATCTCTGTAAGATAAAATGCTTGATGTTCAGTCCATCGTTTAACTTCTGCTAGTGCTTCCGGGTCGCCGTATTTTAAATTCTTTCTGGCATGCCAAAATGCCAGATTAGTAATACCCACACCCAATGGTTCAAATTCTTTATTAGCCAATCGGCTTTGCACACTAAGAAAATCTTGATAGTTAAGCAAATTACTTAGACTACGAACTAATATTCGACAAGCCTTTCGCATATCGGCGGGATTACGGAATGCACCCCAGTTAATAGACCCCAATGTGCAAAGAGAGATGCGTCCTGATTCATCGTCGATACGTTGAAATGGGCGAGTAGGTAATAAGATTTCTTGACAAAGATTGCTTTGATAGATTGGGTCAGTTGTCGAATTAAATGGACCTTGATTAATCACATTATCGATATTAACAAGATAGATACGGCCAGTATCTGTACGTTCTTTAAGTATACCATTTTTAAAAACTTCTTCTGAAGACAAAACTTTCTTTTTCTTAGTCTTATCTTGTTCATATTTAAGATATAGTTTTTCAAATTCCTGACTGTTGCGGTAATATGCTTCGTATAAATCCGGAACTTCGTGTGGATCGAATAATGTAATATTTTCTCCATTCTTATAGCGGCGCCAAAAGAGCGCAGATACAACTACAGAATAATCCATCTGTCGAACACGAGTTTCTTCTGTACCTTGATTGTTCTTCAATACAATTAGATCTTCAAACTGTGCATGCCAAATGGGAAAAGTTACAGTGCAACTAGCATTACGAATGCCACCTTGACTACAACTGCGAAGATCTGCAAACCATTTCTTTAAAAATGGCACCAATCCTGTATGTTTAATCTCCCCATTGCGTATTGGAGCGCCAACTGGCCTGATACGACCTAATTCCAATCCAATACCAGCACGTTTACTAGCATATTTGGCCATCATCTCGCCGCTGGCAAAGATGCTATCTAATGTATCATCCGAACTAATAAGTACACAGCTACTAAACTGCTTAGTAGTGGTCCCAAGGCCCGCAAGAACAGGAGTAGCCAAAGTAAACTGTCCTTCTGACGCGCATTCATAATACTCCTTTACTAGTTTCAATCTGATATCTTTTGGCTCAGCATGAAACGCAGTAGCGGCAGCAACAGCATACCGAACTTGTGGTGTTTCATAGATTTGCCCAGTGGCACGATTTTGAACTAGATACTTTTCTGCCAACTGTTCAATCGCAGCAAATGTGTAATTTTCATCTTTGCTATGATCAATGAATAAGTCAATAATATTCCATTCATCCTCAGTATACCAATTTAATAAATCTTTAGTATACATACCTGCTTCAACATTGGTTTTAACAATGCTATAGAGCTTAGGAGGTTCATATTCTCCATATACTTCTTTACGCAACATACTAACACGCTGTCTGCCTGCTACATATTGATAATTGGTATTGTTGATTTCAGGATTCTCATTCTCGTCAATGAGATTAACCATAGCTTTTAATAATAGCTCATCTATAGTTTTTGTACTCATACCATCGTGTAGTTCTAATTGAGCTTTAATCTCAATCATAGATGGGCTTACTCCATCTATACCGCTACATCCGTGTGCTACCTGCCTCTGAATTTTGGAAATATCTAGAGGTACTTTCTCCCCATTTCTTTTTACAACAGTAATCATGTACTTTTAACCCTTAACTTATTTTACTGAATATTTACCTAGGATCGTCATACATTAATATTGTTTTCAACGTATAGTTCCTGATCAATATCTGCAGCTTTAACAGCATTATTTTTATCGTAATTTAATATATATTCGTCGTCTACGAATACAAGATTATACAGTTTTGTCTTGGAATAATCAACCATGGTTTTAATCTCAATTTTGGAATTCTTAAACTTTTCTGTAAACTTTAGGGTGTAACCCATCATTAGTGCTAGGGTAAAATCGTCATATCGATTTTCTACGATAATTTCCCATGGGGTAGGCCATGATTTTTTATTAAAAGGATCGACCCTATGATTGAATAGTATTCGAGGAGAGTCTTGCCAAAATACAGAAACATCATCAAACGGGTGATCACAGTGATTCAATGTTTTTCTAAATTCGGCCCAAATAGACAATCTCTCTTCTGGAGATTTGTTGAACATTATTGTAATTGTGTATACCTATAAGTAATCGTACCAGGATAATTTGGACTTGTATAATATAACTCTACCAAATTAGTTGAATTATTTAAGTTAACTGTAAATACCACTCCGCCATCATTTGGACCCGAATAGGAATAGCTATCTGTTATCGATGCTATGCCATACACGTCAATACCTACAGTTAGTTCTCCGGATCTATTAGTAGTCGATACGTTTAAATTATAATCTATGATTGTAGATTGAGTAGGACTACTGTATGGAAATCTAGACAATAATACCGGGTTTGATGAAACAATAATCGTTCCGGCATAAGCGCCCGGACTTGTCACATAAGTAGGCCCACTTACTGTGGTTGTGGTTGATGCATAATTAGTAGTAGTACTATTAACTGTATCATATCTAGAATTATAATCAGAAATTGATGTATTACCTTGAGATTGGAAGGTAATAACCGGAGTAACTTGATTTTGGTCATTGTTAGTGTTATTGCCTACGTTGTTAAAAATATTAAATGCACTAACATGATGTGTAGGTAAATTATTAGTATTTCTACCGACAAAAATACCTTCACGTTCTATATAATAAAATTTATTATTTTCAATTCTGCTTCTTAACGGACCTGTAAAATTATTTACAGCTACACTTTCTCCGTAGACAACACCACGATTTAGATTTCTAAATCTGGAATTTATAATGATAGAATCTTGCATATCATAGTTAGATTTAATTCCGTAATAT